CGCTGCTGATCCCTACGCGAACACATCTAATGCGGCTGGTGTGGCCTTTCAAAATCAACTAGCAGAGCAAGACAGTGGTGGCAACTTTAACAAGTTTGTTCGCGCTGCTGACCTAGTTGGTAAAGGACTAATGGCTGCTGGATCTTCTGATCCCGCCAAGACCCTAGCCATGTTCCAAGAACAGGACGCAGAGCGCAACCGTACCAAGGTCACTCCTTTGGCTGACGGAGCGTTCTCCATGGTCCAAGAACCTGGGAAACCAGCACGGATCGTTCGTAATGATCAGGTGGCTCAGTATCTTGGTGATAAGCAACAGAGACAGTTTGAACAGGCACTCCAGAAGGTAATTCTTGGTGGTCAGGTTCAAGCAAACACTGCCGCAGACAAAGCAGCTATCAAGACTGGCGAAGAGGCTCGGCCCATTCTCAATGATGTCAACAGCCTCATGGATCGATGGAATCAGGCTAAAGAGATCGTCAGTGGTCAGGGCACAATGGCGCAGGTCCAAGGTGCCTTCCCAACCATCGCTGGTTTCTTTGGTGGTGATCAGGTTGCTGCCAACAAGTTCCTTGAGGGCTTGACGGTAGACGAGACCTTGTTGAACACGGCTCGTACCAAGGGCGCTATCTCCAACCAAGAGATGACCTTGTTCAAGGCTCCTATTCCTTCGCTTACGGATGATCGTGAGAAGGTCTGGAAGCCCTGGATTGAGAAGCGCCTTGAGGTGCTCGGTAAACTCAAAACCTTTGCTGAAGGTGAGGTTGCTCGTGGCGCTGCTGCTGGAGGTGGTGGCTCATCTATGCCTCCTGCACCTACACCTGCGCCATCATCTTCAGGCGGTATGACAGTCCCCGGACTCTCTCCAAACGCATCTAAGTATTTCAAATAGGAAATGACATGGACTACAGACAACTCGTAAGAGCGACAGCGGAAAGGTACGGGTTAGACCCCAACCTTGCTGAAGCTGTGATGGCTCAGGAGTCTGGTGGTCGTCCTAATGCCGTATCCCCGGTAGGCGCAACTGGACTTATGCAGTTGATGCCGGGGACGGCTAAGGAACTTGGGGTTGATCCTAGTGATCCCGTTCAGAACGTGGATGGGGGCGTTAGATACCTCAAGCAACAGATTGACAAGTTTGGTGTCCCTGGTGGCCTTGCTGCTTATAATGCAGGGCCTGGGCGTGTTCAGAAGGTTGGTAATCGGTTTGATGCCCTGCCTGAAGAGACACGCAACTATGTACCTTCAGTAATGAACAGAACTGCTGAAATCGCACAAAGAGGAGGCGCTAACGTGGCACAGCCCCAGCAGCCGCAAACGCCTGACCTTCCGACTCTGTTGGGAGGCTTTGATAAAGCAAGGGCGGCTAATGATACCGAAGCCGTCAACGAAATTGGCGGCCTTGTAAAGTCTAAATTTGATAGTGCCTTGGCCGCTGCTCGGGCTGCTAATGATGCAGAGGCTGTCAAAGAGATTGAAGGAGCGATGTCGAAGTATGGCTTTGGCGCTCAGGCAACTCCTGCTGCTCCAGGTGTAACCCCGAAAGTCACACCTGCTCAAGCAACCCAACCAACTCCTCAGGCCCCCTCCCCCACTCCTCCTAAGCCTGAAAAGAAAACTTCATTCCTACAGGATGTGGGCATTGGCGCTGCCGATGCTCTGTCCTTTGGTTTTGCTGATGAGGCATATGCCAAAGCTGCTTCTGCATTGAGAGGGACGAACTACGAGGATGAACTCAAGACCGCTAGAGAGACCATGGACCAAGCAGGTCCGGGTAAGTATGTCGGTATGGGTGCGTCCTTTCTTGTCCCTGGTGTCGGTGTCGTCCGTGCGGCTAACACAGCTACTCGGCTAGGCCGTGCTGCTGCTGGTGCTGCCACGGGAGCCACTCAAGGCGCTCTGTATGGCGCTGGGTCGGCTGATGGTGACCTTGCCGCTCGTGCTGAGGGCGCTGCTACTGGTGGCGCTATTGGTGCTGTCGGTGGTGGTGTCCTTGGAAGCATAATCCCAGCTTCTGTTCGTCAGACCGGTAACGCTATCGTCAAGAAGGCAGGGTCTGAAGGCGCAGGCAAGATGGACGCTGAGATCATCCGTGACATCAACAAGGTTGCTGGCGGTGCCAATCAGCGTGATGTTTCTGTGGGCGCTACGCAACTTAACGCTCTCGAAAACAAATACATTGGTGATGTAACCACCGCTCTGAAGCAGGTTGGTAAGAAAACTCTTGAGCAGACAGGCCTCAAAGCTGACGACATTGCAACTGCTGTCCGAGACAGGCGAATCATTGGCGATGCAGAACTATCACAACTACGAAGCACCAAGGGCGGTGCCGCTCTGGCTGACGCGATTGAGAAGGCGCAAAGAGCACGGTCTCTTACAGCCCCTGTCCCTGCTGCTACTAACCCTCTGGCTAGGGTTGGTCGTGCTGCTTTGGATCTGGCTCCGATTCCACAGCCTCTACGATATGTTGGACAGAGGATGCTCGGCTCTCGCCAGACTCGTGAAGACGTAGCCTCCCGCCTTGTCTCTGACAAGCAGGCTGCGGCTGCTGAGGATGTCCTACAGCGTCTTGGCCCCTCTGCGGCTACCCAGAGTCTCCAAGGTGTCCAGCAGATGGCTCAGAGGGCACAGGCTCAAGCCCAAGCACGAGCACAGGCCCAGGCTCAGGCACGGGCTGCTCAACAGGCTCAGAACCAAGCAACCCGTGTAGGTGTTCTTCAGCAGACCCGTAGGCCACTTAGCGGTGGCTTCCAAGAGCTTCTCCCAGGTGGTCGTGCCAACACCAATCTGACCTCAGGACAGGCAATTGATGCCCTTCGTCTCCTGAAGCGTCAGGGAGGCCCTGTAGGGGATGCTGCTGACCAGATCCTTAAGAGCCGTGATGTCACCAACAGAGATGCCTTCTTTGGCCTCCAGAACGCTGTTAGAGGCCTTCAGGAGCGTGGGGTGATCCAAGGTGGTCCCCAAGCCGGTGGTGCTCTCTCTAGCGGTATCCGTAACCCTGTCTCGTATGCTGAGGCGGTGAGGACTGCTGGTGAGGCTGCTAACTTGGCTCGGTCGGCTGCTCCTAACAAGGCGCTTGCTCAGTTTGCTACGAAAGTTGCAGGAACCAAGGCCCCAGCAGACAAGGCAAAGATCCTTCAGGAACGCCTTGATAAGACCACTGATCCTGCTGAGATCAGTTATCTAACACAATTTGTAGAACCCTTGACCCGCTTCGGGGCCAAGTAAGGAGACATAGTGAAGCCTTTTGATTTGTACCAGCATTTCCACAACTTCTGCGAGATGCTGGAGAACAGCAAGTTACCTATAGAGGCGCGATTGCAGTTGGGCAGAGAGTGGCTTCAGGCCCTCCCTGCTCCAATGCTTTGTGTGCCATACGAACTATCCCGTGATGTCGTTTATGCGGCGATGAAGGGACGTTTAATTGATGAGGAGATGAAGAATGGACGAGGCCAACCAAAAGCCGCCGTCAAAGAGAAATACCCACAGGGACAAACACAAGAACATGGCTCGCCCGGAACGGGAGAAGAACCTGTTCGTGAGGATGCAAGAGACGGAGGAGGGAAGACTCCTTTGGAAGATCTGGACGGATCGCAGGTTCATAAAACCAAACGGCAAGGGACCAGGAAGACCAGCGGGATCAATTAACGGCTACACTGGTACCGAAGTTCGGAAGATGCGAGCAATCGCTAAAGATGAAGCCAAACGAATGGTGAGGATTATGGAAAAAAAGGGATTTGAGATTCCAGAAAATGAGTACGCTCGTGAGGCAATTGAGGCGGCTGTTGAAACGATGCGTATGGAAGCAATTTCGCCCAAAGACAAATTGACTGCTGCACGGTTGGTGCTTGATTTCACGAAGTCTAAGCCTGCCGCTCAGACCGAAGTTACGGTCAAGAAGGCAGAAGATTTCCTTGCGGAGATCGCAAAGGACCTTGATAAAGAAGAGTAATCTATGGACCCAAAACTAAAAGAGGTCCGTAAGCGTCTGTTTTCAGATTTTAAGTTCTACTCGAAACACGCACTGAAGATTCGTACTAAGAGCGGAGAAATACAACCGTTCGCCCTTAACAAGGCGCAAGAGATCCTGCTTGAGACTATCGAAAAGCAAATTGCGTCTGAGGGGAAAGTCCGAATTGTGATCCTGAAGGCCCGACAGATGGGCCTCTCCACGATGTCTGGTGGATGGATCTACTCACAGGTTTCACAGCGTAAGGCTGCTCAGGCGCTTGTGGTCACCCACATAGCCGAGTCAACCAAGGCGCTCTTTGACCTGACTAAGCGATTCCACGACAACTGCCCTGAAATCCTGAAGCCACACACCAAGTATTCCTCTCGTAAGGAACTGGTGTTTGACATTCTGGACTCAGGGTACTCCGTGGCTACAGCCGGTGGTGACGGGATTGCTCGTGGGCAGACGATTACCCACGCACACCTCTCCGAGTTGGCCTTCTGGCCCACGGCTGCTGCTAAGGAAAACCTCAACGCTATCCTTCAGGCCATCCCCAGTACGGAAGGCACTGCTGTCATAGTTGAGTCCACCGCTAACGGTGTGACAGGACCCTTCTATGAGATGTGGCGAGGGGCTGTAGAGGGCACTAACGGATACATCCCTGTGTTCCTTCCTTGGTCAATCCAAGAGGAGTACCGTGAGAAGGTCCCTGAGAATTTCAAAAGGACTCCCGAAGAAGAGGAGTTAGCAGATAAGCATGGCCTTGATGACGCTCAGTTGATGTTCCGTAGAAGGAAGATTGCTGCTGTCGGTCGTGATCTCTTCATGCAGGAGTATCCGCTAACGGCTGAGGAAGCCTTTATCACCTCAGGAAGGCCTATATTCAACTTGGATCAACTCCAGGAGGCCCTTGATAAGGCTCCAGATCCGCTCCAAAGGCTTGCCTTGGAGGAGGATGAGTGGGTGGATAACCCCCGAGGGGAGCATATCGTCTACAGAAGGCATGATCCAGGCGAAACCTACTATATCGGTGCTGATATTTCGATGGGTGTAAGGGGTGGAGACTGGTCAGTAGCCCAGGTTTTGGACGCACAGAAGCGCCAAGTGGCTGTTTTCCGTGCTCATATACATCCAGACTACTTTGCAACCGTGCTTTACCACCTAGGGATGTACTACAACACAGCAAAGATCGTCCCTGAGAACAACAACCATGGTATTTTGACCTGTACGAGGCTTGCTAAGGACCTTGGATACCCAAATGTCTACATGACATCTGACGTAGACAAGATCACGGAGAAGGAAACCTTCAAAATCGGTTTCTCTACCACCGTCAAGACCAAACCTTTGATCATTGACCAACTTAGAGCCGCTCTCCGTGAGCGGGAAATTGAACTAGTAGACAAAATCACCATCCGTGAGTTGATGACTTACGTTGCAACAGAGACAGGCGGCATGGAAGCCGAGGCTGGCTGTTTTGATGACTGCGTTATGTCGTTGGCTCTTGCGAATCACGTTCACGAAGGCCGTTACACACCAATTCTTGTTACTGACGACTTTTATTTCGAGGCACTTTAATGGCAGAATCCAGATTCAAACCTATTTCAGAAGACGAGTTGGCTTCTGTCGTTGACCGTCAGATTCGTCAATCAGTTGGCTACTATGACTCCAAGCTCAGTAAAGAGCGACAGGATGTCATTGACTACTACAATGGCGTAAAGCCCAAGCCTGTTCACTCTGGCAACTCCAAGTATGTCTCAATGGATGTCTATGACTCCGTAGAGAGCATGAAGGCAGTCCTGCTGGAGACCTTTGCTGCTGGTAACAGGACCGTTGGGTTTGAACCCCAGGGTGAAGATGACATCCAGTTGGCTACCACAGCCACCGAATACTGTGACTATGTGTTCTTCAGGCAGAATGACGGCTACCAGATCCAATCCACGGTCATCCAAGACGGTCTTATGGCCCGTGTTGGTGTGGCTAAGATTTACTGGGAGGAAGTCATTGAGGAGGTGGAGGAGGAGTTCTCACACCTGACTGCTGATGAAGCAGATATGCTCCTAGCGGCTCCTGATGTTGATAAAGTCAAGGTCAAACTCAATGAGGAGTCTGGCTTCTTCGATGGCGAACTGACCCGCATGGTCAACAAGAGCCAAGTGAGGATTGATGTTATCCCTCCAGAAGAGTTCCTGATCACCCCTCAGAGCAAGAGCATTGAAGAGGCTCCGTTTGTCGCTCACCGAACCAAGAAGACCTTTGCTGACCTGATTGCCGAAGGGTATGACAAGAAGCTGGTCGAAAAGATCGGCGCTGAGGATCAGTCTGAGTTGTCCTTGGACCCTGAGGTGCTGGCTCGCTTTGAGCAGATCGGTGCAGACCGTCTGAACATGGATGGTGAGGTTCAGGAGCAAAGTAAGTATGTCATCGTCTATGAGTGCTACACGCGCCTGGACATGGATGGCTCTGGTGAGAC